AGGAGAAGACATCTGCATAGGCACGTACTTAATAACCTGCACAGCGTTCAGCCGAAGAGATACCCCAGTTCCCATACTGTTGTTGTGATAGGGATAGAATACACCAGCGATATTAACTGTGCTACCTGTAGTTAAGAGGAAATCATCGGCAAGTTTTGTATTAGCCGCATCATACTGGGCTGGTTTTCTGGTAGCATCTTTACCGTAAGCGCCTTTCAACCGAGCCTTGTACGTATAAGAACCATCTTCCGCGTCTTTTTTGAATGGGTTATCAAATTTATCAGGCCACCCACCCTCGCTCTTCTCCTTGTACGCCGCCTTCATAGACGTAAAAAGTTCCTTTGCCTGATCTTTAGTCATACGAAAACTTATCTCATATGAAGCACCGTCATCAAACGGATCACATTGAACAGAACGTTTCTGTTTGTTATCGAACTTATAAGTAGTGTTAATACGAGGCCATAAGGCTTCTACATTATTGATCCGAAAAGGAATAGCTTTTGACTTTTCTGCCATAGTAGTTCTCCTAGTTGCTAAAAATAAACCCGTCTGTACTCTCAAACGGGGAAGTTTGGTTGCCCTCGTAAGGTACGTAGCCAATAGTGATAGCTTCTATAGTGTCTGAATGATCTATCATATTTGAAACTACTTTTAACTCTTCATCCTCCAGAGGGCGGTTTGGTTTGAAGAAGAGTCTTGGTGTAGTGCTGTCATTATCGAAATACATCTCAGTAACAACAGCAATGGCTGGAGTGTCGTGATCCCGTAAAAAACGAGCGTATGCTTGCATGGGCATATTACCGTTCCGTGCTTCACCAAATATAGAAGTAGCGGGTAATATAAGTTGGGCGACAGAACCTAAATCCTCTTCTTTAACAACAGCTAACCGCTGCGAGAACCTGCAAGCTCTGCTGCTTCCGTAACCCGAACCTCTTATATTATGAACACAATCCATACATCTAACAGCTTGGCGCTGGTCAGATGGTACATCTGCCGATGGGTTCTGTGTATCAGACGACCAACAAGTAGGTAGCACCGTTTTGTCAGGATCGTATTCATCTTTGTAATAAAACCGCGATATGGTAGCTGCGTTAACAATGACTACATTTAGAACCTCGTCATCGTGGCCGCTGAACTTCTTATCACGTAAACTAATACGTTCCATACGTGTCCTCCCTTTTACAGCTTCGTACCCCAAACCTACAAATCTTCTTGTTGTATATTCTCCCACTCCTCGTTAACAACATCTGCAACATCTGGCTTAGAAGATAGAGCTGAAACAACATCATCTATAGAAAACCGATAGGTGTTCCCCACTTTTATATAGGTGTGGTCTGGGATGTATTTTCGTCTAATCCAACCACGAATAGTAGATATCGAAACTGAAAGATGTTTTGCAACATCCTCAATAGGTACGTATTTAGCGTCCATTATTTTTTCCTAACACTTATGAGATATTCACTGTCCACATTTAACCCCTGTGGCACACATTCGGGGTTTTCTTCCAGAAACTGCTTAACATTAGTTTGGTTCAAGCGCTTCTCAAGAAACTCAGGAACATCATGCTCTTTTATAAAAGAATACATATGCTCCCAATCACTAGTCCAATAGCGTGTTTTAGTTGTTCTATAAAACAAGCCTTCAGAAGTCCTAACGCTCTCAACATCATGCTCTTTACAATGATCTAAAAGAGCTTGCTTTATTATATCCTGTTGAGAACGTAACTTTTCGTCTTGCTCTTTGTATTGAGCCGTAAGATCGCTACGCTTACTCCTAATTTTTATAAAAATTTTAGTTAGCTTTGCTAACTCAGCGCTACTTCCTTCTGCCATAACCCCCTCCTAGACTTTTAAATCTTTATAAGGAGTGCATATTAGTGACGGGAAGTTAGCTAGTCAAGCAGTTTATTGTATAAATCTACAATTTGGGAGTGAACGTCTATTTTACTATCTAACAAGCGGTAAACGTGTTTCTCTACAAGAGAGCCTTGTAGTTGTATTACAGTGCATTTGTGTTTCTGCCCCGCACGATGAACCCGTGCATTAGCTTGAGCGTATGTTTCCAAAGAACTTGTTGGTCCCCACCATACTACCGTATTGGCAGCGGTGAGGGTGACACCGTGGGCAGCGGCGGCTGGTTGGATTATGAGAACTCGCGGGTCATCTTGTTCTTGAAATGCTTTAAATATCTCAGTGCGTTTACTCACCGAGACACTACCTTGAATTATATTATTCGTTATACCGTCAGCTCTAAGTTTGTTTGAGAGAATACTAATTACGTGTTTGAATGGTACAAATATAAGAACCTTCTGACTTGATTCATCTATGACCTCGCGCAGCACTTTGTACCTGTGTTTAATATCAAATTCTAATGCGTCTCCTTTATCGGTATAGATCGCGCCACAACTTATTTGCAGAAGTTTATTCATGTTAACCGCAGCATTCACAGCGGTAATCTCTTCACCCGCTGCTTGCACCACCATACGGTTACGCAACTCTTTATAGTATTTCTTCTGTTGGCGTGTAAGTTCGACCTCTCTTTTTGTGTAAATCATGTCAGGGAGATCTAAACAATCATCTTTCGTAAAACGTATCGCTGGTTGAAGAGCTTGGAATACTGTTTGTGTAGCACTTTCTTTAGGTATCCATTTAAACTGGGATACTTTGTACATCACCATATCTCGAAACGAACCAAAGAACCGAGGAACCGCCGTTGGATTAACGAGCTTTGCTAACCCGTAAGCATCCAACGGGCTTTGTGCTGCTGGTGTACCCGTCATCATCCACAACCACATATGCGGTTTTAGTATTTTATTAAGTGTTTTCCACCGTTTTGTTTGGGCGTTTTTGTAGTGGGTAGCTTCATCTACTATAATAAGATCAAAGCCGCCGTTGTTTATAGCATCAGCAACTATTTCTACACCGTCGTAATTTATAATTACGTACTCCGCATCGCCTTCTATTATTTTTCGTCGTTTGTCTGCGGAGCCATAAGCTATATCGACACTTCGGTGCATAGCAAAACTAAACAAGTCAGCCCGCCACGCGCTATCCATAATCGAAAGCGGGCATATAACTAACGCCCGTGTCACACGACCTTGCTTCATTAAAAAATCAGAAGCCCATATCGCAGACGCTGTTTTACCCGTGCCTTGCTCGTTAAAACAAAAAGCCTTCCTATTCATAGTGAGGAAAGCCGATGTGCTTTTTTGATGTGCGAAAGGTTTATGCTGCCCGGGCCACTTGTAGCGTCCCTCTATAGGTGAAGGCACGTTTATGTTTAAATTTTTTAGCGAGTGGCTTTCGTCAACACCCCATTTAACAAGCACCTTACCATTAACTTCTTTACTTTCTGGTATAGCCGCAGTGACTTGTTTAGGGTTACGTAGCTTCAACAGCAACGCCTTATTTTTAATAATCTGCAAGTTATGTTCTCCCTTGCGTTATGTCTTCTTCTTTTTCTTACCGTTGTTTGCGCGATTTTTGCTGGGACTCATTAACTTATACCCATCTGCGTTAGTGCCACCGTTTCGTAATGGTTTATTGTGGCTTATGTCTTTGCCTTTTCTGTTAACGCCTTTTGCGTCCAATGCTCGTCTTGCCCTTTGACGCTCCATACGATTTGCGTGTTCACCACGTTTCTTTTGTAATTCGTATTCGCGTTTATAAGGTCGAGGGGAATTAGTATAAACCATCAATTTCTCCCGTTATGAACACACTCAACTACAGCACAATGCCGCGCACATAATCCACTTGGACGCGGGTTCCATACGTTGTTGTCTGCCGCCGCCTCCATCTTAGCATAGTTTGTAAACCATTTATCCCAAAGTTCTTCTTCTTGGTCTTTCGTATATGTATCTCTTATGAGGTCTTTAGACACTACAAATAATAACCCTGCGCGAATTTCATTTACCTTGGGGAAGTGTTTAAATGTAGCCAAGGCCATCAGCTCCAACTGCCCCTTGTCAGCGTACCGCGCAGATTTACCCGTCTTATAATCAACAACCCATGCCACATCTTCGTCTAATATTATAAGGTCTGCTATGCCCCTAAACCAAACATCCTTATGAAAGAATCCACAAGGTTCGAGTTCTTTAGTTAGCCCTAACTTGTACTCACATAGTTTCTTACCTTGCTTGGCCTGAAGCCGATCAAGTGCCTTCAATGCGTAATTAAATTTAAGTGGCAGCGGTACTTGGTCTTTAATATATTCTTCAGCCGCCTCGTGGAACAGAGTGCCATACAGCATGGCTTCTGTTTCAGTCTCTACGTATTCTTTCAGTATCTTCATATGGTAAAACTGCTTTGGGCATTGCTCAAAGGCTTTAATTTTACTGAAAGACCACGGGGCTATACTCATTTTTTAGTTAGAGTCTTTCGGATTGAATGGGACATCGGCACCAGAACCTATTTCTACATTCCATAAATCATACTTATCTGCGTGTTGTTTAAGTTTTTTACTGTACCCAGTAAGTGAGTAACTGTTTAATTTATCAATAGCTGTTGGCACGTAAGGAACAACTTTTTGTACCCAATTTATTCGGGCGGTAAGTTGTGAATTTCCTACGTCGTGATTATATAGAGCAAGGGTTAATTCTGTCCTACACTTGTTACAAGTAAACTCGCAAACTACACCATCCTTATCGTGTACTATCCCATGAGACATTGATGTTGTATTCATAGTCAATTCAGTTGAACGACATTCTCGACAACGTAAAAAATCATCACTAGTACAAACAAGCCCATTTTCTTGGTATTCATCAATCATCCACAATCTCCGTATGATTTACCGACACCTGACTCACAATCTATCGGTAGTCCTTCGGCCCAATCAGGCACCGTGCGCATACAAGTTTCGATGTAGTTTTGCGCTTCTGCTACCTCTTCATCGGCTACACAGCATACGATACTGTCATGCACCGTTAAGACTACGTTGTACCTCTTTGATATTTTTAACATTTGGTACCCAATTATACAACGAGCAAGTGCTTGGCACACATTCTCTATAACTTTACCACCATATATCCTAGTTCGGCCTCGTTTTGTTTTATAAGATACTTCCAACCCAGTTCCAAAATTAGCTCGCTTCTCGTAACCATTCTCGGTTTGCAGGTCTGCGTATCTTAACAATAAGCCAGAGGGCAGAAATAAGGCACTACGCTTTGTGTCTACTGTTAACAGGTTATTGCGCCCGAACGAAAGAGCGTCCCCTCGACATAGATACACCAACATATTTTGGGCGGCTTGCCATAAGTTGTATATATCTCTGTTGGCCCCCCTGTAAATTTTTATAACTCTACCTGCTTCCCACTCGTCTATCTCGGTGCCAAAGTTCTTTAGCTGTTCTCTAAACCTTATAGCCCCCATACCGTAGCCAGCACCTAAAATGGTTGTCTTACCAACAAACCGTTGCTCTGAGGTTACATCATCCTCGGCTACCCCGTAGATACGCGAAGCCATTTTCTTGTAGACATCTTCTCCGTTAGCAAACGACCCAACCAAATCCTCTTGTTCCGCAAGCCACGCTAGAATACGTGCCTCTATCTGGGCAGAATCGGCGTCGATCAGGGAATACCCTTCGGGTGCAATTATACTTCGCTTTAATTTCTTAGCGGCTATACCCCTGCTGGGTAAATTCTGTAGGTTAATTTTATCATCGCCGCCCCACCGACCAGTATGTGCGGCATAGTACTTAACAGGTACCGGTAACAACCCACGTTTAGCAATATCTATAAACCTCTGAGTACGTGTTTCTTCTAACGTACTTTTATTACCAAGACGGGCCGCGATTAAAGTTTGCACCTGTGGGTCTTCGTGATCCATAAGAGTTATAAAATCTTCGTCAGTTTTGGCAAAAGCAAACGTCTCTTTACCCGTAGTAGGGCTTACCTTCATCGGAGGTTCCACCCCTAGACCTTTTAAAAGTTCTGCAAACTTCGCGTTGCTCATAAGGTCTTTCTTATCCACTCCTGCTTTTTCCAACAACTTATCTTTGTGGTCACGAGTTTCCATAAGATGTTGTTCAAGCAAACCAAGATCCAGATCTAACGTAGGTTCAATAAACATACGTAAACTTAAATCTATAAGTTTTAATTCATCCCTAGGAAAATCAGGCGCAAACTTCTTAAATATACTATAGGTAAGATCAACGTCGTTTATACAATAGTCTCCGTATCTTGAGAGTTCTTCTGATGAGAAATCATCTCTATGCTTTCCGATAGCGGCGAGGGCTTCCGTGCCTTTAACGCCAACATTGTGTCTGCTAGCCACTGCTTTGAGACTAGCACTAACTTCCACCCCATCAACAGCACGGGCAATACACAAAGTATCGGTATAAGCGCGAGGAGTGATATCAAAGATCCAATTAGCAATGGCACCATCAAAAATAGTGTTATGAGCAAGAAACATAGCCTCTCGCCAACTGAATGTTTGTAAGTATGTCTTGAGTTCTTCATGTGTTCCACTAGCCCACTCCGTATCGTTGTTGTTCACTTTTACGCCTACACCTATCACTTCAAAGCGAGGATCACGTACATACTCCTCGGTTGTCATTTTTGATAGTGAGAGTTCTTTATCGTAATAGGTTTCAAAATCTACCGTTATCAAGTCCACATCAATTGTCCCTATGTGCTAACTCGCCACCACAAGCCAGATAACCGCAACCGTCTACCCAGTTATCAACATTACTTGAGCCGCTTTTCAAACGGGCTATCTTCAATAATGTCATCATCACTGATACGTCGATAGCTGTAACATTAATCCCCAAATGTTCAGACCAATACGCAGCTATCGTAGCGAAGTTATCTTCCATCTTGCCGTGTTGTGTCGCCCTGTCAGCGGTTACGTACTTCTCAGCGGTACGTAGTATTGATGCTCTCGGTGTTGTAACTCTCATTACTTCCTCGTTATGAGCATCGTCAGGCCCAAAAGGCTCGGTAAAAGGAAGTTCTAACTGTTCGGGTTCAATGTGTTCTTTTGTCATAATATGTTCTCCTGTTATAATAGACACTAGTGCACTGTAATACAGCTGTAGGCATTAAAAAATATCTGGTAAATCATCATCTCCCATAGACCATGTAATACCTTCTACGGTTGCATTACATTCAACACAACCAACGGTGCCATCTACCAACAAGTAAACGGCGCTATGACCACAATCAAAAACTGCGGCCTCTATTTCTACTTCTTCAAAAGTATTTTTACTCGGAAACTGTATTACATTGTTCTTGCGGCTCATTGCTTCCCACCTGCCGAAAGAAACCAATCGTACTTGTCGGTTGTTTCCTTACAAAACTGGCATCGCAAAGCGTCCCAAGAAAAGTTATATACGTGAGTGGTGCCGCCGCACTTAGGGCATATAATCCGCTTACCAGCTTTACCCGCCTTGCACCATTTTGGAACTCGCGGCCCGTGGCCTTCATCAACAACTATAGGTTTCTCTGGTTCGTCCCAGCCTTCACCGAATAACCAATCAAAAAATCGCATACCATTTCTCCTGTTGCACCTAAAAGGGTGCCTCTCTTGTTTTACCAAGAGAGGACTAACGTAACGTGTTTCTCCGACTATAACTTTTGTGGGAAAGGTTAAACACGTGCAAACCACAAAATTATAGTTGTGGAAGGATGTTTAACGACCTCTCAACCACTTAGTCGGGAAGAGTAATGAATAAACTCCTCCTGTTCGTTGAACTCCTCTTTGTTTCTAAAGCTACCCCTACGCTTCTTGCGTTGATGTCGCTCCGTTATACTAGCGTAGTGGGGATTAAATTCTGGAATATCTGACCAATCAATATCCTCTTCAAGCAACCACGAAAACATAAACTCTCTTGTCATCGGGTATAAATCATACTTAAAGAAGTTATCTTCTATGGCTTTACAAGCAGCCCGCTGGCCGACATCAGCATTAAGCGCGGCCTGTAGTTTCATACGAGCCGCATCATATTCACCCTGCATCTCCAAACTCGCCGCTTCTGACAAGAGTAAATCTTCCAAAGTTTTGTTGTTTTTAAGAGCAATCATGGTATTGGTGTTGTCTCGTTTATTAAGACTTGTGCAACATCATCGGCGTCATCTTCATTTACAACCCAGCTCAAGCCGCCAGCTTTTGCTATATCTCGTAAGTTCTTTTCCTGTAGTGCAGTAGGTGTGTTCTTTCCTGCTTTGCACTCAATACCAAAAAACCGCCCTTCAAAGCATCCAACTATATCCGGCACACCGCTTTTGCCGTAGCCGCCACTAAAGGGAAAGAAATAATAAGCGCCCAATTCTTTCAGTTGTTTGGTTACTTTCTTTTTAACTTTTCCTTCTGGGGTCACGATCTTCCTTTCTGTAAAAACTGGTTTCAACCAGAGGGCCGAAACCCTCTGGTCTAACGATGTTAGTCCGTGGACTAACAGTTACAAGGAATAAATCCAAAAAGTAGTCTTATCTATACGCCTACCTACTCCAGCTATTTCCTTTGTTATCGGCTTCCAAGTTGTTACCATCAAGACCGCTAGGCGCTCACGTATCCATAACGGTAGTTCTTCTACATCACTATAGGTACCCTCCAATTCGCTGTCAATAGCATCCATACCAAAACAAGACACTTCTATCCTATTCGTATCATTACTTAGCCGAACACGATAGAACTTATCAAGTTTTGACTT